TAGCCTTCGCTTTCAAAGCCCAGGAACTTTGCAAGCTTGTGCGCCCCCACAAAGTCGGAACGAACCGCAGCTTGAACCCTGCGTAACTTTAAGCGCTGTATGGCCGCATCAAGCTCACGTCGAACTAAGCGTATTGTCTGGATCTTTTTTTTCTGCATGTCTTTTGTCGGAATAAACCAAGCTTCAGCCACACCGTCCCACATTGGCGCTAATCCTGTTACGGCGTAGACATTGCCCTCACCGAGAAAAGCCAGACCGCGACCAGGAGCCGCGAACATATTAAGGCTAGAAAGCACCAAGCCAATGTTGGTGTCATTCTCTTTGGGGGCGTTCTTAGCTACATGCAAAATATGGGCCCTGGTAAGTGTTGCTGCTATCATTTGTCGAACGTGTTCATGCGTGGATACAGCGCCAACACAGTTAGTGGGAGCGGCTGCGTTTGTTGTAAGTATATCCTATCATCGTCCTCAAACCCACCTTGAAATTCAATATCTTTATCGCCGGTGAATAAAGGCACAGCAACGTCCATATCCATTGAGCTATCTCGAAAGAATACACGATCTATTTCGCCAGCATCATTCCCGATCTCGACGCCAACAGTTTCAAACAAACGCATTGTAATGCCGTGAATTCTTTTAGGCTTGCCCTGAGAAATGCCATCTTGAGATCCGCTTTCTATGCGCAGCGTCTGCATACTTGATGTGTAGCCATACCCAATTGCCGCGCTTGTAGCGGAAAAGTCCAAGGAGATTGCCCCGTTAGATACAGTTTTATCAGGGTGGCTTGCACCGTTAGCCAGGATCGAAACATCATCGCCCTCTAGGTGGTACAACGCACTGAACCCAGACACAGCAGAACCCGCATAAGAAAGACCGCTATCAACAAAGAATGCAGAAGTTGTGGTGCTTCCAAAGTCAAAGTTTTTCATAACCTCAACGTATCGCATTGTCTGACCGTCAATTGTTCTTTTAACAATCATGTAAAGTTCATCGTTGCCTGTGTCGGTAGGAAGCGTTGAAATGCTTTCAACAATGGCTTGACCACTACCAAATGCCCCACCAATGACATGCTTATGCCAGGCGACCACAGACTCCTCGCGGCGATACGTTAGGCCCAGAAGGGTGCCATCACTGCGCACACACCAGACAATGTTCTCAGGCTCTTGCTGGTAAGCAAAGCCCTCAACGCCGCCTTTAGTGATATGCTCTGCAAGAACGGTAATATCTGGTGCCTGGTATCCGGCTGTGTCTACCTCGCCAATATACTTAAACTCACGGATCTTTCGGTTGCCGCGCTGCAAGAAAAGCGTCACATCAGCAACCTGCACAGGCTCGATATTGGCCGAGCCGTAGTTTGAATACTTGCGGATCTGCGTAGTTGTTGGGGTAATCGGGCCGTTATTGGTAGTTGTCAGAACGTATTCGCCGCCAGAGGTGCCAATCGTAAGTACCCGCGTTGCTGAGAGGTAGCGGATACTGTTTACTTGATTGGACGCAATGGTGTAGATCAGGGCGTTGTCGGCAGAAGTTCCTGTTGTAAAATTTAAATAATCAGCATTCTTGGAAAACCAAATGGTTTGAGGGTTATTGTTCGTTGCCGCAAAAACTAAACGCTGTTCAAAGAAAGTAACAACGCTAGGGTAATTGTTAGAACTGGTTAAAGTCGGCGTACTATTTTCGTTAATAGTAGGAGTCGCAAACGTCCAAGCATTGTGATTAGTGCGGGAAAGCGTTCTGATTGCGTAGCTTGGATGAGCGAAATACATAACATCAGCAGATTGGGCGAACCGTAAATTGAATACATCAGCCGAAGCGTATGGCGTTGCTATTTCATATATCTCGTCAGTGGCCCCACCAGAGGTGTAGGTTGTGTAATTGGTTGAGTTTATGTTGTTGCCAAACAGATCTTTTAGCGAGTAAGTATTTGTCGATACGTTTGCTACAATGTAATTGCGACCGTTTAGCTCAGTCATTCCACCCACACCAGCTAGATAGATCTCATCTCCATTGCTGTATCCGTGGCTATTGCTGGTTATAACGGCGGGGTTTGCTTTGGTTGCAGCAGTAATGGTTTTTGCAGAGCCTAGTAAAACCTGCAATCCATTGCGAAAAACCCGCATGTACTGGTGGCCGAACTCCAAAATGTAGGTGTCGGAGGTTTTAAACTGGAACGGGATTAGCCGTGTTTTTACAGAACTATCTTTAACCGCGCCCAAGTATTCTGTGCCTGGCCTACGGGTCAAGCCGCCGTGAGGTTGCACGACCATGTTCGTTAAATCTGAAAGCCCAGAGCGATACTTTTCAATATCTATGCGCCCCTCAAGTCGTGGGGAGATCTCGCCAGATGTAAAGGTGCTAAGGGCTAGTGAGGAACGAGCCATTTAGAACCTCGCTTCTATAAAGTCGCTTGCCTCAATCCGCTCCGGCGCGCCTTCTGTAGCATCCTCAAAACGAGCAGCTTTTAGCTTGCGGTCAAAATCTGCCGCTGCAATCTGGCGAACAGTTGTTGATCCCGTAACCGCATATGAAACCTCATAGGCCAAGCGCGAGGCCAGAACCTCGATTAGTCCAGCATCATACTGTTGGGGATCTGTAATACGTGCAACGTACTTAATCTTTACCGTGCCTTCATCTGTCAAAAGCTTACGGCCTTCAATGATGAAAACTGGCGTGTTACTGCTGCTGCGCATATTGTCGTAAGGGTAAGTCATTGACCCATTGCTAAACTGTAGCACACGCAGGCAATATGGGTCAGAGGGAAGAGCGTACTGATAAGCGTACCCATAAATAGGGGCGTCAGTCTCTTGCGCAAGCTCCGCTCTTTGTATCAAACAATTCCAGGGGTGAGACCGAAAAACGCTGTCTCGCACAGCTTCGTAACGCTGATTAACAATACGGGCTGGCTTACTGTTCTCGCCGAGGGACGTAATGTTAGAAGCACCTAAAGAGTTTAGGGCGTAATTGGCAATATCTACAACGCTGGTCATCTGCTATCTCCATAAGGGAGAGGGGGCGACAAGCCGCCCCCGCTCTTATTAGTCTAACACATACTTGATGGCTAGCTCAATAGTTCCAGTGCCAGCAGCGCCACCGAGCGTCACTGTTACGGGAGCGCCATTCTCATTTGTGCTTAACTCTGAGCCGGAACCCAGCGCAAGCGTTGCGAGAATGTCAATTTTCTGTGCGCCCGTAGATGCAGCAGCAGCCTTGTAGGCAGCAGCAGCAGCAGAGACAGCAGTACCAGCAGCGTTAGTATACGCGGCGTGACCGACAGAAAGTGTTGTTGAGCCACCAAGCGCGTCATGCGCAAGGGAGCCTTCTAGCAAGCGAGCGCCATCTGGCAAAATAAACATCTCGATGATGTCGTTTTGAGCCAAACTTGCTGCTTCGTATGTGCCATAAGCTATGCGGACACGTCCACTAAGCTCATTAGCTTGGTTCATCACTGCCGGAGTGGCGCGTGAGTTGGTGCGTTGTGCGGAATATACAGTACCCATTGTTCAGTTTCCTTATTCGTTACAAGCGATTTCAACGACTTTGGACTCTTCCATCCGCGTCGCGCCGACACTCTGACAATAGTACACCTGAGTCGCATAGGACTTGTCTGCACGTTCATCAATGCGTGCTGATGGCTCTTTGCCAATGGCGCACTTGATGCCGTCTGTTGCAAACGCAATCACTCGACGATCAGAGTTACTGTCCACAGCCAAGCGGTTTGAAACAATGAAGTTAAAGCCAACAAATGTGTTGATCTCACCCATCGCCAAAGCTTTGACAGTGTTGTAGTCGCTTGAAGTTACAGTTGTGTTGTTCAGCAGGTCACTGACTTGCTTTGGAGAAACAACGATATTGCGCGTAATCGAAGGATCGACGTTGCCGCTATCAAGTTTTTCTTTAGCTTCAATCAACTTAGCAAGGGTCAAACCAGCAGATGCGTGTCCAATCTTTTGGCTTGATGGCAATGATGTTGTTGATGAACCGTCTTTACCTGTCTGGGCTGTGCCAAGAGCAGCAGAAAGGATAACATCATCCATTGCGCGGCCCATAGCTGCGGCAGCAGCACGACTGTATGTTGAAGTCGGATCAACGAGCAAACGCACTTTGTCCTGATCATCGATCAAGTCAGCGTACTCATAGTCAGACATTGTTACCATCCGGCGGCTATGCGGAGTGTCCACAATAGGCGTATCGGCGTGGCGCGAGGTTCGTAGGACAGCCGCAGCCGCACCCACTTGATCAAAGAAAGCTTTCTCGCCATTGACGCTTTCCACATCTACTGCGTTGCGCAGCAGAGAACCCATTTGCTGTGCCAGCATTTGGATGTTTGCGGAAAACTGATTGACAAAAGCTGTGGTAATTTGAGAAGACATTTGTCTCTCCTTGCTTTGGTTACAGTTAAAATTGCCGCGCTTGGTTATCCCTATGGGGGCCTTGCTGCTGCTTAGGGCAGATAATCCGCTTGACACACAAGCTTGTCGGCGTGGGCCTTGCGGTTATCCACTATACATAGCCACGCAAGCGCAAGACTTCGGCAACTGCCATGTCATGCTCTGGGTGTCCAGCAATCGTAAACGGCGTATTAGGCCGCATATGCTCTGAAATGAGTTGTTTTGCATCTTGCGAACTCATAACAACTTCAGTTGGTTCCCCAACTAAACCGTCTTCCCCAAGCATTTCTGCTATACGGGAAAATGTTCTAATAATAGCAGGGTGATCTCCCAGGGAGCGCCCGTCTGCTAGTTGAATTTCATCAAAGATTGCAGTGTCGCCCATAACTGTACGGGCCGCTGCTTGCGCCTGACCTAGACGCTGCTCGAAATATTGACCAAACTCTTGGCGCAGCTCTTGCTCACCGCCAAATCGAGCCTCTTCTGCACGCTGGGCCATAGCTTCACGGCCAGTGCTAACCTGGCTTTCGTAAAGGCCCGCGATTTCTTTAGCCTGCTTGTTGGACAAGCCGATCTCATAAGCCTTGTTTTTAAAGGCGTCAAAAGACATCTCATCAAAAACATCCGTTTGCTCCAACTCATACTGGTTTGGATCGTCGGGAGCGCCTAGCTTTTGGTAAACATTACGCCATTCATCATCTGTTGCCGACTTGCCTGGAAGCGCAACCTTATCTGCGCCTATCATGCGCTGGGCATGGACGTAACTTTTAGCAAGCGTGGCGGAATCAGTGAAATTTCGCAAGGAAGGCTCGTTGCGCAATTCCTCTGGAAGACCTTCCAGCCAGCTAATTGATGCGCTTGCAGGCTCTGCTGCTATCGGAGCCTGTGGGGCGGCAACGGGTTCAGCCGCAGCTGTCGCAATTACAGCTGGTTCTGCTACTTCTTGAGATCCTGCGTCTAGGGTTGTCTCTTCGATCATTGGTTTTCCTGTTCGGGGCTGCGTTCTTCGGCCAACATTCTGACGATAGTAAGCACTGCTGCTCGTTGACCCTCTGCAAACGCTGATTGATGTGGATCGCCAGAAACGAAAGTGGTTGTCTCAAAGCTAAAGCGCTTCTTGAGATCACCTAGAACCTGTTCACCGTCATCAGTCAGAAATGTCCGACGATAGGCCAGCTTTAATTCTTTTACTTTATTCAAGCTTGCCCCCTCATATTAGCATCAGATACTACCTTAGCCAGGGGTGCTGCTTTCTGTGCTTGCTCTGCAATCATCATTTCCTGTTGTTGCTGGGCTTGAGCTGCCTCAGCCTCTGCCCGCTTGCGTCGAAGCTCTTGGACTTCTGTGTCGCTGCGGATAACACGCGCTGGAATGCCCGTCGTTTCAACAAGATATTGCACAAGCTTATCATCATCAAGGTAATCCATGACAGGAGCGATCTGCTGCATCTGAAGCAAAACCTCAAAGCCGCGCAACATAGATTGCAGGTCTGTCATTCTCTGCGCCTTAGCAAGCGGAGAAACATATTCAATATCAATGTCTTGGCCTTGTAGCTCCTCCGGCGCAGGCGGGAGAAGACCAGACCGAAGGAGCAGTGCAAAGGAGCGGGAGATTAAAGGTTGCAGTAACTCAGCCTGGAGTCTGCCGAGCACTGGTCCGAGAAGCCTCATCTTCTCCTCATTCCTCTGCAACACCTCTGTTGCTGTCATGGCAGGGCCATTGGACATCAACAGTTGATCTACAAAGAAAGCCTGGCGGATCGCGTTCCGCCGCTGCTCTTCCATGTTTAGGCCGAGCGGGTTGTTTGCGCCAATCTGTAAAGGCTCAAGGCGGTCACGGGTTCCAGAGCGATAGAAGTTTAGAGCTCCTGGGGTTGTCCGAACAGGTAACATAAAGCCATCGTCAGGAACCATGAGGGGCGGATCGATTTGCTTTTGCGCCGCACGGATAGTGGTTTCTGACATTTTGTTTAGCATCTTCGTATCTGGCAGCGCATTCATCGCGGGACTGCGGCCATACGTTGAAACGCTGTCTTTTACAAAACGCGTAACCATAAACGGAAATTCATCAAATCCGCTCTCTGAAAGAAGCTGGCGAGTGTCAGCTGTATAGTAAACAGAAGCAATCGGCTTATTCTTTTTGGACCTACCTTTAGTATCTGTGCGCGGGAAAACAGCATGGACGATCGAATGCTCCTTGTAAGGATCGTTTTCAATGTCTTTCTTTATC